AATACCTAGACCACCTTTACTACGTGGTATGTAGTGAGCGTTTGGCATAACATTATAATTATTACCACAAATAACACAACAACCATTATCACGCTCCCAAACTCGTTTTTTAACCGACATTTTTATATCGGTAGCTTTACTTTTTTTACTTTTCATAAACTCCCTCAAATCTTATAAACTTTTATCGGTAGCATACACGTAGCATACAAAACACCATTTTTACTAAGTAAAATAAGGGATAAATCTTAGGACGTCGCTAAGAATTTTTTTATTTAAAACCCTTGATACGCTTATATATCAAGGGTTTTATAATTTTAAAAACCTCATAAAACCCCCTAAAATCGTGTCCGTAGCATACAGGTAGCATACACTTTTTTATTAGTTAATTTTCAATATTTCGTTGTACAGCTCCTCTATTTTTCTATGAGTATAAACTTTTTCGGTTATATCTCCAATGGAGTGTCCAACTATTAGTTTTAGTAAATACTCGTCGGCTCTAGCATATTTCATTTTTGTTATAAATGTATGTCGTCCGTCGTATGGTGTATGGTTAAAGTTTAACTCCTCCATTAATTTACTAAACTCTCTTTTATACTTATCATAATTAAAGTTATCATATATTTTTGTAAATGGTCTATCACAGTCATTTTTATAAAAATATTCAAATAAATGTTTGACCTTTGGGTGTATTGGTATAACCCTATTTTTACCAGCCTTAGTTTTAGAGCCAGTAACAAAATAATTTTCGTCTAAATGTATATCCTCTTTTTTTGTTATAAATATCTCGTTTGGTCTCAAACCACTATAAGCATATATTAATAAAATCTTTATAGTGTCGTTAAATTGCATACCCCAAAGTATAGACATCTCATTATCGGTAAACGGGATATGTTTATTAGATTTTACTTTTTCTCCAGCCGATAACTTAATAGCTGGGTTTTGTATTGGTAAATCATACTCATTAATAGCACACTCAAATATTTTTACACAAACGGTCTTAATAAAACCTCTTGCGGTGTACCCTAAGTCTTTACCACTAAAAACATTTTTAGAGTTATCAATAACATCTTGCATTTTCTTATATTTCAACTCTAATATTTTATCCTCATATAAAGGTTTACAATGATTATTAAACGCAAATGTTAAGCCCTCAATATTCTCTTTAGACATCTTATTAGCTTTAACTAGATCGTCTAATTTTTTATATAAAGTATTGTTCCATATATCCGCAAATGTTAGCTTTTTATAATCAATGTTGTAAGGGTCTTTATGATACTCCGCAAGGAGCTTTAAACCCTCTTGGTAGCTATTGGTATAACCTATGTATTTTCTTAGTTGTTTACCCTCATTATCCCAACCAGTAGTAATTAAAACACCGTACTTATTACGTCGTCCTTTAGACAGTTTAACGATACTACCATAACCGTTAGGTAATTTCATAAAAATATCACTCTCCTTATTGCTAAAAATCAATATTTTTGCTATAATTAGAGTACATAAAAAAATGTCTCGTTGTCATTGATTTATGTACGCTGTATAGCGTTGAGTTAGTGTTCCAGCACTAACTCTTTTTTTGTGCGGTTATGTGTGTTTGCCTCCGCATTATTTCTCACTATTTAGCTGGTCTTGAGCTCGTTTAATGATTAAATCGCCTTGCTCTTTTAGATACATATTTACTATTTCAAGTATCTTAGCTTTATTGTACTCCTCTAACATAGTGCACTTAATAAGTAACTCTTGCTCTAATAAAGTACTAGAGTGGGAAACAATAAAATTGTAAAGGGTAACGTCTTTTGTATCTAATAATGGATCGGTACGCTCTTTTGGTACATCATATCCCATTAACCAAAGCTCGTTAACGTCCAATACCTCGGCAATTTTTAATAACTTATCGTTTTTAGGCTCATACTTAGACGATAAATAATGTGAAATGGAGGACTTATCAACACCCGTCTTATTTGCTAGATCAACCGGTTTAATATTTTTGTCTCGTAACGCAATAGCTAAGCGACTAGCAAATGTATCGTTTTTCAACGTGTATCCCTCCCATATATAATTATACACAAAATTGAGAAAAATACAACTATTTTGTAAAGAAATTAAAAAAAGTTTAGAAAAAATCAATTTATATGTTGACAGAGATATTTTAGTGGTGTTATACTCGTATTGTAGTTGAGAAAACTAAACTACGAAAGGAGGTATCAAAATGGATAGAATACTTTTTGATTATTCAAAACTCAAGGGTAAGATAGTAGAGGTACTAGGAAACCAAGGTAATTATGCTAAAGCGTTAGGCTTGAGTGAAACGTCTATCACAAATAAACTTAATAATGCGGTTTATTTCACTCAAGGCGAAATCGTAACCTCGGCTGAGGTTTTACATATTAACTTGGAAGAAATTAGTACCTATTTTTTTACCCTAAAAGTTGAGAAAACTAAACAAGAATAGAGGAGGATAATATGGAAAGTATTAAAACAATGAAAAACATACCGATCAATATTGTCGCCGAGATAATTGGTAAATCTCAACAGTTTGTAAGAATAGGCTTACAACAAAAAACGCTACCGATAGGTAGTGCTGTAAAAATGTCTAGCGAGTGGACTTATCACGTGTCTTATGAATTATTAAAAAACTATATTGGTTTAGAGAGGATAAATAATTATGAAAAAAGTAAAATGGTTAAATGTAATTAAATTACTTGTATTAATTGTATGTCTAGGTGTAGTAATACACGACTTATATATGGTTATCGTTTACCCTTTAATAACTAGCAATTTAGTGGGTTGGACTTACTGGGGTTTATTTACATTTTTTATCTCTTTATGTTTTGCGTATGAAATATGCGAAGATTTTAAAGAAGAAATAAAAAAGAGTGGAGATATTACGCACACTACCACCACTCACGTAAATAACTAGGATAAATTATTTACAGTAACATTTTATCATAAAAAAGGAAATATGACAAATGAGAGAAAAAGTTATTGAAAATAAAATTAAAACTTATTTGAAATCAATAGGAGCGTACTACGTTAAGTACTTTGGTAACTCTTTTAGTCAAGTTGGAGTACCGGACTTACTTGTATGTTATAAAGGTAAGTTTTTAGGTATAGAGGTTAAGAACGAACGAGGTAAAACATCTCAACTACAAAATATTAACATCTTGAATATTAGAAAAGCTGGAGGTATTAGTTTTGTAGCTAGGAGTGTTGAGGACGTAAGGGAAATAATAATCGCTATTGATAACTCTATATAAATATCAAGAAGAGTACCAAAAACACGTTAAACCAAACTTTATATACGATATGGATACTGGTACTGGTAAAACCATTATGGGTTTAGAACACCACCAAAAGTATTATAAAGATAAAAAATTACTCATTGTGGCTCCAGCCTCAAAGATAAACGAGGGTGGCTGGCAACGTACTATTGCTGAACATTACCCACAAATAGAGTATGAGACGTGTACCTATAATATGTTAAATAAAAAATATCAAAACTATAAGGATCATTTCGTAATATTTGACGAGTGCCACCGATTAAAAAACTCTACTGGAGTGTGGGGTAAAGCTGGATATAACTTAACTAAAATATGCTGTGGCTTTATTCTACTAAGTGCTACTCCAATACCTAATGGTTGGGAAGATAGTATTAATTACTTTAAAATGTTTGGTCTAGTAAAGAATAAAACATCATTTATAAGAGAAAATGCTATCACTACTATTGAGTATGGTTATATGGAGATTATAGGTTGGCGTAACCCCACAAAACTTAAAAATATGTGGTCGTCAATAAGTAGACGCTTGGGAAAAGACGAGGCTACTGATTTACCACCTTTAGTTTTTGAGGATATCCATTTTAAAGCTAGTACTATCTATAAAGTAATTAAAAAAGATAGGGTGTACGACGAGACATTTTACGATAACCAAATGAAATTAAGACACGGTTTAAGGTTAAATACCAACTTACAAAGCAAGATAGAATATATCAAGGACTTTGTTGAGAGTACAAATGATAACATAATTATTTTTTACAATTATAACGAAGAGCTGGAACTCTTAAAGGATAATATTGATAAAAAAACTTATGTATGTAATGGGTTTGAAAAAAATTACCCAAAAAAAGACGAGTGGGACACTATAAAAAATACTGTAACACTTGCAAATTATAAAAGTGGTAGCGAGGCTGTTGAGTTTACTTACGCTAATATAATTGTTTATTTTAGTCCAACGGAGAGCTACACGGAGTTTTACCAGTCTTATGGTAGATGTTACCGAACTGGTCAAACTAGGAAAGTAACAGCGTATAAGTTTGTTACTGACCAAACTATTGAGGCGGATATTTATAAAGCCTTAGATAACAAACAAGACTTTAATATAAGTCTATGGGAAAAACAAAATAATTTAAAAATGGAGGATAAATAAAATGGAAAAAGAGTTGAAAGAACTTTTAAAAGAACTAAAAAAACTACGAAAAGTAGTAACTGATAAAGATATGGAAAAAGCTAAGGAAAACTTTAGTAAACAAATGGAAGAGGCAATAAAAACACCTTGCGAAATATCAATAAAAAAAGAAAATAGCGGTTTAGCTAATATGAAAGTTGAGGGCAAAAGACTTGCTATACTTGTTACTCTAGCTGGAGCCGAAAAAGGTATATTAAAACAATTACATTGTACCGAAGACGAGTTTGATTTTATTAAAAACTTTGTTGGTAGTAGGGAGTATGATAATGAGTAACCCTAACGTAACGATAGATCGTAATAAATATGTTGGGGGTAGTGATTTACCTAGTATATTAGGACTTAATGCTAAATATGGTACAAGCGTGTATGAGTTTGCAAAACAAAAAGCGGGTATTATACCAAATCAATTTAGTGGTAATCAATTTACTAGGTATGGTCAAGTAATGGAGCCAATTATTAGAGATTATATTAACTCTACTACTGGAGCTAATTACTTGGAAGATACAATAATTAACGAGGATAAAGGTTATAGGGGAAATACTGACGGTATTGATCGTAACGCTGAAATACCTATACTTGAGATTAAAACTTTTGGGGAGGAGTTAGATGTTGACTACTATACTCCACAATGTCAATTTTATATGGAGGCTTTTGACCAAGATAGTTGTTTGTTAGTTGGATACAAAAGACCAACCGACTTTTATACCGGCGTTGATTATGAGTTAGAAAATGACGACAATTATTTTAATTATGAGTTTGACGATAATAGAATAGTTAAACACGTAATTAAACGAGATAAAAAACTTTGGGAAAAAATTAACGAGCGTATTATTGCATTTAAAGAGGTAGTGGAAGAGTTAAAAAAAGACCCAAATATGAGTGAGGACGTATTCAATACTATGTTTTATGGTACTGACATATTAGTCTTAACAAATAAAGTAGCTGTACTTGAGGATAAATTGGCAAGTTATAAAACAGTTGAAAAAGAGTACAAAGATGTTAAAGACCAGTTATATAAAATCTTTGAGGATAGGGGTTTAATAAGTTTAGACTTAGGAAACTCTAAAATAACAAAAGTAGCTCCTACCAGTTATGATACTGTAACGGTTGATACAGCTAAACTAAAAGACGAGGAGCCTAGTATTTATGAAAAATATAAGGTTGTTAAGACAACCAATAAAAAAGGATACATTTTAATTACATTTAAGGAGGATAAGAAAAATGACTAAATATTATGTAGGTTACCTACAAGGTAACAATGAGTATGTATATATTGCTGGTGTAGATAACGGAAACGTTAAAATCTCAACTACACTAGAGGGAGCACTTAGCTTTACTGATATTGGACTAGCTGAAAACTTAAGAGATGTTGCTGAGGATATTGTTAAAAATCAAGAATATAACGTATTAAAAATTACAGTTACTATTCAAAATACGGAGGTTATGTAATTATGTTTGATTATGTTAAAAAGGAAAGAGAGTTATTATTACAATTAAATGATAAATTAGGAGATTTAAAGGTATTTTTAATAGGAAATACACCAAAAGACTGTGAGGATACTTGCGAAGAGAGAACGGTAGAGTGTTTACAGGAAGATATGAGACATAATCTAATGGGTGTTGATTATGCTATCAAACAATTAGATATTATTATTGACGCTATCAAAGGAGGTAAATAATGTTATTACCAGTAAATAAACCCAAAGATAAAGATATCACGCCTAAGGTATTCTTTATATGGGGACAAAGTATGAGTGGCAAAACTTATTTAGCTCGTCAATTTCCTAGTCCATTAATTATTAACACGGACGGAAACGCTAAAAAAGTAGATACACCAAGCGTAGAGGTTTACGATTTTGAGACTTTTGTAAAAGTATTAAATGAAATAGAAGAGGGTAAACACGATTTTAAAACGATCATAATTGACCTAGTAGACGATATCAAAACTATGCTACAAAATTACGTATGTAAAAAATATGGTGTAGACGACGAGGGCGAGGTACCTTATGGTAAAGGTTATCGTGATGTTAAAATGACTTGGCAAAAATTAATGGTTAGATTAAATCAATTACCATATAACGTTATATTTATTAGCCACGTTGTTGAGATAACTGAGGATAACCAAACTGTTGAACGTCCTAGCCTAGAACAAAAATACTACAATATGTGTATGGGACGTTGTGATATGTCTATCAAATGTCGTAAGGTAGGACAAACTTACTTACAATTATGCGATAGTAAACGTGATAATTATATTGAGGCTGATGTTAAAGATAAAAACGTGTTAGCTATTCTTAAAAATATTAAAGGAGTATTTGCTGTACAACCTACAAAGAGTGAGGAAACACCAGCAAAAGCTCCACTAAAAGCCGTACCATTAAAAAAGGCTGAGGAGGTTAAATAATGAACGTACTATAGCTTATAATTTGTATTTTTATAACAGTAATGGTTTTCTTAACTGTTTTATCAATATTTTATATGAAATACGATAGGAGCCAATTAGAGTTAGAAAACACTAAATTACAAAAAGACTTACAAGACGCAAGAAACAAAAGAAAACTAGATAAAAAAGATAAAAAAATAAGTGAGTTAGAGGAGGATAAAAAATAATGGACGACTTATTAAATATTGCTACAAATGTAATGGAAAACTTTGATCCCGCTACTGATAGTGTGGATACATACGAAGATATTAAAGACGGTAGTTATACTGGTTTATTAGAGAGTGTAACATCTAATCAAAATGATAAAGGTACTACTTGGATATGTTTTAAGTTTAGTATTTTAGATAACGAAGAGTATAAAAATAGATTTATATTTGTTAACTATTTCTTTACTGAGAAAATGGTAGAACGTAGTATCAAAGCATTAAATAAATTAGCTTATGAGTTTGGTTATCAATTACCAGTAGAGAGTTTTACCAGTTTAGATACTCTAGCTGAAACTCTAAACAGTATGGCTGGCAACCAAGCGACAGTTGAAAAGAAAACAAGTAATAGCGGTTTTGTAAATTATAAAGTAACACCATTACCATTTTAGGTGTTGCTATGATTATTACATACGATATTGAGGTCTTACCTTATGACTGGATAATGGTTTTTAAAGAGGGCGACAATAATTATCGTGTAATACATAATAACAAAGAAGAGTTAACCAACTATATAGATACTCTTACTAAAAATAAGAGTATCTTAGTAGGGTTTAACAACTATCATTATGACGACATAATTGTCGCCGGTATCATATTAGGTAAAGACGCTTACCAAATGAATAAAGATATCATTATTGATAACAAAACTTTACCTTATAAATTAAATCTTATTAGTTTAGACGTTATGCAAGAGTTACCACTTGGAGTTGGTTTAAAATCAAGTGAGGCTAATTTAGGACTAGATATAGTAGAAACACCTATTGACTTTAATTTAGACCGACCTTTAACAAAAAAAGAGTTAGAGATGTTGATAGGTTATTGTAAAAATGACGTTGACAGTACGGAACTTTTATTCAAACAACGTATGGACTATTTTAAAGCTAAGTTTGAGATAGTAAATGAGTTTGGTTTAGACGTACCAAATGTTAAGAAAACAAGGGCGGTACTATCTAGTAAAGTACTTAAGTGTAAAAAAATTACACCACCTAGAGATAGACTACATATTGATTATGATACACGTATTAATTGGGATATCATACCAACACCAATTAAGGAGTTTTTTACTAAGTGTGAGTATGACTATCGTTGTGGTGGAGATTATGAAGAAATAGAGAGCCGTAAACTAAAATTATTAGTTGCCGGTGTCCCACACGTATACGCTTTTGGAGGTATCCACGGAGCGATAGAAAAGTATAACGCTAGTGGTAATTTTCTACACATAGACGTTAGTAGTTATTATCCAAGTTTAATAATTGTTGACGGATATATGAGCCGAGCAAGTAGTGAGCCTCAAAAGTTTACTGAACTAAGAGACACACGTTATAAATACAAAGCTCAAAAAGACCCTAGACAAAAGATTTATAAGATATTAATTAATGCTACTTTTGGGGCTATGAAAAGCGAACATAATAGCTTATTTGACCCAAAACAAGCCAATAATATTTGTATTAATGGTCAAATAATATTGACCCAGTTAATATTAGAGTTATCTAATTATTGCCAACTTATCCAAAGTAATACTGACGGACTTGTAGTTAAGTATGATCCAAAAAATTATGATACCATTGTTGGTATTGTAAAAGATTTTGGTAATAGGTTTGGACTAACTTTTGATATTGATAAGATAATTAAAATTGCTCAAAGAGATGTAAATAACTATGCTATCCAGTTTGAGGACGGACACATAGAGGCTAAAGGTCGTTTTGCTAAGTTTGAGGGGGGTAATTTTATGCAAAACAGCCTAACGATTATTGATAGAGCGTTAGTAAATTATTATATCCACGATAAGCCAGTAGCGGATACTATTATAGAGGCTTATAAAAACAATGACCTTGCCCCATTTCAAATTATTTGTAAAATGGGTGCCACCTATGACGCTATGTATTATGAGTATGGCGAAGAGGGAGATACCAAGTTAATTGAAACACAGCACGTTAATAGAGTTTTTGCTACTAATGATAATAATTACTGGGGGATATATAAACGTAAGGGAGATAGTTACCAAAAGATAGCTAACACCAGCGAACATAACATCATACACAATGGAGCTATTGATAGTTTTGATAAATCAAAATTAGACCTTAATTACTATATAGCTTTATGCAATAAAAACTTATACTAAGGAGGATATAATGCTAAAGTATTTAAAATTAAACAATGAAAAGCGACCACTTGAGGGTTTTGATGTTACATATACCTCCCTAGATAACTTAGATAATGCGGGTATCAAGTTAAATAATAAAACTGTTATTGTAGACTTTGACGCTCATACCGAAGAGG